CAGAATTGGGAAGTATATCTGCTAATCTTGCTCTTCAGGGAGACGAGTCAATTAATGAAATGCTTTGTGTATGTGATAATGCTCCATATTGTCCTGACCAAGCTGCAATTGAAGATAAAGGCGCTAAATATGCCATACCTGAATTAGTTTGTATTGACACCAATAACCCTGAAATGAATCTTAAAATATTAATGGCTGCTCCTGCAGCAATTCGTAGAAGATTCATATACATTGAAGCCACAGTCAAACCTGAATATGCCATTCATGGTGGTGTAGGTATAGATCCTAAGAAAGTGTCCATTGCAGAAGATAAAATGAACATATGGGATTTTAGAATCTATAGACAAGTACCTCAAGCGGGTGATGCTAATATAAATTCAACAAAAGTCCCTTTTACTCATGATGGTGAAGGAGATAAATCTATATTTGATATGTATGGTTTATGTCAATTTTTACATGAAGCTCATAAAGAACATGTCTCTAATCAAAAGATGTGTTATGATGCTAATGATATTGATATTTCCAAGTATATGAAGCCTACTGACTGTTCGGTAAATGACATACTTAAAATGGAATTTAAAGACATCCAGATGCATACAACTCCAGTTACAGCCGAGGCTGAAACTATTCAAATTGGATCACAAGTTCACCCTAATATAGTTAAGCGTAGGTTGCATGCAGAAAAATATGAAGCAAGTGTTAATAGGACTAAAATTTTAGAAGAAAAAAGAACCAAATTATCAAATAAAGAGGTTAATATTTCTTCTAATTATTTTCATAGTCTATCCACAAAAATTAAGACATTCATTTGTATACTTTACTCTATAGTATGCTTATATATTGGGAGTTATTCTTTGCCTATATTTATATTAATGTGCTTCATTCAATTATGTTTTCTTACTATTTTTTATCAATATTTACAATGGGTTACATTAAATGATGATTATGTTTTAACACGTAGACAATTAAGTTTATTAACTGATTCCATTATATTATATAGAAATATAACTTGTTCTAATTTTGTAACTAGTACTTGTAATATATTTACAAATGTTAGTCTTCTATCATATCTTTATGTTAAAACTTTCTTTATTAAAGATGAGAGATACAATGCTGTTAAATGGAAAGTTTTATCGAGCAAGATAACTTCCTCTGTACCTCCTTTACTACTAATTGTCATAATTAGCGCCGCTTCTGCAAAAATGATGCTACTTAGTTACAAAGTCGCTAAGAGTGTTTTATCTGAGGGTATTTCTCAAAGTGGTAATTATAATGCAGAGAATATATACAGAACTGTTTGTGATAATGAAAAACAATCTTGTTGTATATTCCCTCTACCTTCTAAGAAAAGAACTACAGACATGGACTACGATAAAGTTGAAAATATCACTCCATTTGTAGTTGGTAGTGAACGTAATCACAATAAAATTGAAGAATTGTACGCTACTATCGAATCTAATGTTCGTTATGCTAAAATTAGGTTTACTAATGATAGTAGTACTACGACTAAAATACTCGGAGTATGTAATGATTATGCTCTAGTTAATATCCATTGTATTAAGAGTGAAATATATAGTGTTCATTTATCTACTTCACGCGATTCCGCATCAGGAATTGTTAAAGCTAAT